CAGATGGTGACATTATAGCATATAACGCATCTGATAAAAATCTTAAAGACAATATACAAGTTATTAAAGGTTCATTGGATAAGATAGGTGATATTCGAGGTGTAGAATTTGATTGGAATGAGAAATCACCTGGATGGGCACGAGAAAGAGGACACGATGTTGGTGTTATAGCACAAGAAGTTCAGAAAGTTGTTCCTGAAATCGTAGTAGAAAGAAAAAATGGTTATTTAGGAGTTGATTATAAACGATTAGTTCCATTATTAATAGAATCAATTAAAGAATTAAAAGAAGAAGTAGAAATTCTCAAGAAAAAAGTGAATTAGAGAAATTTACTTAATATTTATATCAAAGGTTAATTAACATAGGAGAAAAAGTTATGGCAGATCAAGAGACAAAGTTCACAGATGATGAACTTAAATCTTTACAAGACCTACAAACATCATATCAACAGAAACAACTACAATTTGGACAATTAGAAGTTCAAAGGTTGTTAGTAACACAACAATTAGACCAGTTGGATAATGCTAAGTCTAAATTAGAAGTTGAATATGGTGAAGTTCAAGAAACTGAACGAAATTTAGTTAAATCGTTGAATGAAAAATACGGTCCTGGAAATTTAGATCCAACAACAGGAGTATTTACACCTGTACAGCAAGAATCTGAACAGACTTCAGAAACTACTTAAAATAATCTCCATCAAACATATCGTTTGAGAAATTTACGCTATATTTATAGTAAAATTTATAGTCTTTTCGTAGACTAAATGTTATTTGAATTATAACACAATAGGAGAAAAATAATGGCAGAAAGAATCGTTTCGCCGGGTGTGTTTACTCGTGAGAAGGATTTATCTTTTCTTCCTGCAGGAATAGCTGCAATTGGAGCGGCAATAGTTGGACCTACACTTAAAGGTCCTGCTTTTGTACCGACTCGAATTAGTAGTTTTCCTGAGTTTGAAGAAATATTTGGATCAACTTCTGACGGTGAAGGTGTAGCAAATTACTACACACCATATGCGGTAGAACAATATTTAAGGAGTGCAGGAACTGTAACGATAGTTCGTGTACTTAATACAGCAGGATATACGGCAGATAGTCTTGCAATTAAGTTGGCATCAGGAGCAGTTTCAGCAGCAGCTGCAAGTGGTAGTTTTACTATTGATGGTACAATAAATAATGGTGTTGATCGTTGGGTATTAACTAATGCAAATGGAACTAAATTCTATTTTTACGCATCAGAGGATGGTTCAACTGATACAGCAGATACTAATACTTATTTCTTTACTTCAGCTTCAAGTTTGGCACTTTCAGCTCATAACTTGTCAGATGAAATAAATTCCGTATCACCTGGAGTTAGTGCATCAAATGCAGGAGCAGTATTATCATTTACTGCATCAGACGCAGGTACTGGTGGTAATAGTATTACATTTACTTCTGGTAGTTCAACTACTACACTTGAAGGTGGGGTAGCAGCATCTGGTGGTGAAACACTGGCAGTCTTAGCACCATCTCGTGGTGGTTCAGACGGAACAGCAGATTTAGAAGGTAGTACGATTAGTGGTAATTGGGAAGCATTTACATTAACACTTAGTGGTAGTAATTGGGGAGCAAAAGGTTTAACTGCAGATGGATCTGTAAATGTATTTAATGCTTCTTTTGATACTGGAAGTTCGGTAAACACTTATATCGGTGAAGTATTTAGTGATAACGCACAAATACAGACAGGTAATGGTGGAAATACGATGCCAGCATATCTATACAAGAACTATAAGTACAAACAATCTAATTCAGGATATAGTAGCTCAGATACATTAACTGTATCAGATGGAACAATAAGTTTGGGTGTTACATATCAGAACGCATGGACACCATATATTCAATCACAATTAATTAGTGGTGGTAGAAATAACTTATTTAGAGTTAAGACTCGTTCTCATGGTAATGATGTCAATCAAAACTTCAAAATTGCTATATTAAATGTTAAGAAAGCTGGTTCAATTGCAGGTAGTGATTATGGTTCATTTTCATTACAAGTAAGACAGACTGGATTGAATGATAACGATTTGACTAAAGATAATATCTTAGAACAATTTGATAATCTTAATTTTGATCCAACAAGTCCTAATTTCTTTGCAAGAAGAATTGGTGATAGATATGTGGATATAGATTCAGATGGTAAATTAACTTATCAAGGTGATTGGCCAAACAAATCTAAACACATTTATGTATCTGATTATTCAGGAATTGCAGATAGACAAGTACCAGTTGCAGTAGTTCCAATGGGACACGCAGCAATTTCTACAGGATTTGGTAGTAGTGATACTACTATTCCAACTTGGAAAATACATACTTCTCAATCTAAAGCTTCAACACCAGCATCTTATGGTGAGGGAGTATTAATTGGACATGATTATGATAACGCAGATGCTAAACAATACTTAGCACCTATTGGTGATATTGGAAGTCCTTTTGGTAATGGTTCTCATACTACTATGAGTCTTGAAGATTATAATGGGACATCTACAAGTGATCACGGATTTGGATCACAAACTTATGCTGATGGAACTGAAAAAGTAACATTGACAACTTCTCATATTAAACAGAGAAAATTTGTTGTTCCATTTCAAGGTGGATACGATAGTCTTAATCCAGCAACTCCAAAGCATAAAGGAGCTAATATTGTTACTACTAATACTCAAGGACTTGATTGTTCAACAACATCTACTGGTGGTACTACAGCTTATAAGAAAGCTATCAACGCTATCAGTAATCCTGATGAGTTTGATATTAATATGTTGGTAACACCTGGTGTTATTCACGGAAAACATAGTAGTGTAACAAATCACGCAATATCAAAGATGGAAGCTCGTGGTGATGCATTTTATGTATTGGATTGTACAATTAAAGGTGATACAATAGCAACTGCAACATCAGCAATCAATACACTTGATTCAAACTATTCAGCAACCTATTATCCTTGGGTAAAGATTGTTGATAGGAATACAGCATTACCAGTATGGGTTCCGCCATCAGTTGTACTACCTGGAGTAATTGCTTACACAGATAAAGTAGCACACGAATGGTTCGCACCAGCTGGTTTGAATCGTGGTGGTTTAACTACGGTATTAGAAGCTGAAACAAGATTGACTCACGATGAAAGAGATCAACTTTATGAAGATAGAGTTAATCCAATCGCTTCATTCCCAGGTCAAGGTGTGGTAGTTTGGGGACAAAAAACCTTACAAGCTAGACCATCAGCACTTGATAGAGTTAATGTTCGTAGATTGTTAATCAAATTGAAGAAGTTTATCGCATCATCTTCAAGATACTTGGTATTCGAACAGAACACAACAGCTACAAGAAATCGTTTCTTGAACATTGTGAATCCTTATCTCGAACAAGTACAATCAAATAGTGGTTTATCCGCATTTAGAGTAGTAATGGATGATTCCAATAATACTCCAGATGTTGTTGATAGAAACCAACTTGTTGGTCAGATATTTATCCAACCAACACGGACAGCTGAATTTATTGTATTGGACTTCGTAGTACTTCCAACAGGAGCTACATTTCCAGCATAATCAATCAGATTAAACAAATGAAAAACCCCTCTTTTTTGAGGGGTTTTTTGTTGCTCGGTATATTTATATATGAAGATGATATAAAACTTCTATAAAACTATGAAAAATGTATATGACGATTTTTCATAAACTTGATATTTATAGTTGAAGAAAAAACTTATTGGAGAATAAAGATGCCAGAATTATTAGATCCTTCAGAAATAATGTTCACACCATTTGAACCGAAAACTAAAAATCGGTACATCATGTATATTGAAGGTATACCAGCTTATTTAATTAAGACTGCTAACAGACCATCAATAGCCTTTGAAACAATTGAACTTGACCACATCAATGTAAAAAGATATGTCAAAGGTAAAGGAGCATGGGAAGAATTAGAAATTTCACTTTACGACCCAGTTGTTCCATCTGCAGCACAAGCAGTAATGGAATGGGTTAGATTAGGACACGAATCAGTAACAGGTAGAGATGGTTATACAGATTTCTATAAGAAAGATGTAACTATTAATGTTTTAGGACCTGTTGGTGATAAAGTTGAGGAATGGACATTAAAAGGAACTTGGATTGTAAACGCTAACTTTAATGACTTGGATTGGTCAAACACTACTGATCCTGCAGAAGTTACTCTTACACTAAGATACGATTACGCAATCCTACAATTCTAAGGAGTAAATATGAACTTTTTCAGAGAAATGCTTTCGAGTGATGCAAAGATTTCCAGCAAAAGATTTGTCGGTTTTATGGCATTCTTTATGTTAATTTGTAGTTGGGGAGCAGATTCCTTTACTACATTTGAGGTAAAAGATAAAATATTAGAATGTTTTATGTATATCTCAGTAGTTGGACTTGGAGTTACAGCAGCAGAAAAATTTGGTAGAAAATAATTTATACTGGGTATCTCGG